CCCAGGAGGTGATTGCAGATTTGCATTTTGCAAATGTACCTCTGGGGTCGGCGGCTTAATGGTGCCGTGTTGTGGGGCAAGGTTGTGAGACCATTTCCAAGCTCACCCATCCCCTTGCCCGTATGGTGCGCACATCACGGACAGCAACATCACGCTCCATAGTAGGTTGGGTATTATCGACACGTCTGAGTTTGCAGGCCAATGTCATATGCTACAACAACACTTTAGAAAATCTTTGGCGGGGTCTCATGGAGCGACTCTATTATGTCAAGGACGGGCGAGGCGGGTTTAAGGAATGCCCTTTACCCGCCCCTCGGGCTTTTGAATCCATCAGTGGGCTGGCACGCAAGCTGGGGTACGCAGTTAGATCATCCGCCTCCCGTTATTCGCGGCAGAAGTTTCTGTCGTGTTATGCGGGCGCCAAGCGATCTAGGTACGAATCAGCAGCTAATGTGCTTGAGCGTAGGCAACTCAAGCGCAGCGACGGTTTCACTGGTGTGTTCATTAAGGCGGAGTTTTATAATGCGAGTGCCAAGAGCAATCCTTGCACCCGTCTTATACAACCTCGGCGGCCTGAGTATCTGTTTGAGCTTGGTCGGTACACCAAACCCATTGAGAAACGGGTGTACAAAGAGATCGACAAGCTATTTGGCCATCACGCCGTACTCAAGTGCGATAATCCCGTCCAACGGGCCGCAACCATCAGGCAACATTGGTTGAGTTTTGCTGATCCAGTGTTTTTAGGGTTTGATGCCTCCAGGTTTGATCAACATGTCAGCCAGGATGCTCTTGCCTTTGAGCACTTGGTGTACAACACAGCTTACCACAATGACCCCCTCCTGTCCAAGTTACTAAGTTGGCAGGTTTATAATGTGGGGTATGGGCGCACAAGAGAAGGGTTTGTGCGTTTTGAGAAGGCGGGTGGCCGTATGTCGGGCGATCCCAACACTGCCCTCGGCAATGTCATCATCATGTCCTTGTTGTGTTATCACTTCTTGGAATCCCTCGATATTCCTTACCGGTTCATTGATGATGGTGATGATTGTGGGGTGTTTATTGACAGGAAGCATCAGCAACTTGTTCAGCAACTCCCTGCCCACCACCTCGACTTTGGATTTGAGATGGATGTCGAACCCCCGGCGTATGTCATGGAGCAAGTGGAATTCTGCCAGTGTCGGCCAGTGGATACCGGAAACGGGTGGGTCATGATCCGCAACCCATTGAAGGCACTAAACCAGGATGCATTGCACATTGACAAACAGTTTGCCACACTGTCACAGCAGCGGACAGCCATCGGTATCTGTGGGTTGGCCCTTAATAGGGATATACCCATCGTGTCTGCTCTTTACGAGAGCATGATTGGCGAACGCGATGCTGTGGTGGAGCGGCTTATTGATGAACGACCGG